GTTTTATACTAACCTCTTGCGAGAGTTAGTCAGATGCCTTAGATCAGGTTCTTCACTCGGGCGATTCTGTAGAACGCATTGGTACGACCAGCTTGGTTCCAGAATGGGTGCTTCGCGATGCCATAACGCATACGGTAAGCCATCACTGGAGTCATAGTGGTAGGATCAGTTGTTTTCACAACATCCAATGGCACGTATGGGCAGTAGAACAGACCAGCTTGCCATGGGGATTGACCCTTGTGACCAACCATGAAGAATTGGCTTTGGGTACCAGCAGCACCAGCATATGGATCGATGTACACTTTGAAACGCTTGTTCAAGATACCAGCGAAGGTAACAGAACTGTCATCCACGTTCATGGAAGTGCCAGCAGACAGAGCAGGAGCGTAATCCAACAGACCGGTCAAAGCCAATGCGGAAGCCACATCAGATGAACAGACGATGAAGTTACCCTTACCCAGACGAGTTTGTTGTGCAATAGCGTTAGCTTCGCGCTCGATCTGGAACAACAGGCCCTTATGACGTTCAGCCAACCAGCGACCATCGGAATCAGTAGTCAGGTCGAACACGCCAGCAGTAGTTGCATCTTGTGCGCCAACCTTAGCGATGGAGTACATAGTACGCAGCACTTCGCGGTTCACTTCAGACAACATTTCGGTTGACAGGATGTTGCTCAGTTCAGCGTCAGCATTCAGACCATGCAGGTTTTGCAGGTCTTGTGCGAACTCAACAGAGTAACCAGCACGCAATGCACGGCTACCAGCAGTCACAGTCATCGATTCGATGGACATTGACATTTCGCTGAAAGCGTTAACGCCACCACCCAAAGTTTCACCGAACTGAGTTGTCATTGTAGTACCAGTTGTGAAGGTACCGAATTGGTTACCAGCAGTACCGGAATCTTGGTCAACGAAATCAGCAGTTGGGTCTGTACCAGCGTGAGCAGGAGAAGCAGCACCGGAGAACTTGGTATCAGCTTCGTTAAACAGAGCTTCAGTACCGTTCATGGTAGCGTACTTGGAACGCAGAGCGAAGATCAAACCAGTAGGTTGACGCAGAGGCTGAACACCGCAGATGTCGTAAGCGATCATTTGTGGAGCAGCACGGCGAACCATGGAAATCAACACTGGATCGTACTTAGCCAAACCATCACCACCAGCACCATTGGAGTAACCATTGGTAGTGTTGATAGGAGCAGCTTCGTTCAGCATTGCTTGCTTCTTGAAGATGTCTTGTTCGGTGTTTTCCAACAGAACAGCAGTGGTTTCACGGCGAACGCGATCAGTGATTGGAGCCACATCATCAGCATTCAGAACGGGTGCCCATTTTTCGAGCAATTGTTGTACATTAGGTACAGCTTGAATTGTCATTTTAGTTTCCTTTTAATTGACGAGTTTTATAAAGTTGACATACTTATTTATGGTAACTCGTATGTCGTTAGTTTTTAACTATTGGTGTATTTTGCAGAACCAGTCTTCAAAGCAGAGACATACATTGCCATGCGAGGATCAACTTTGGATTCAACCACAGTCTTTTCAACAGCAACTTCAGTCACTTCTTCTACAACAGGCTTCGCAACTTTCTTTGCTGCAGAACCGAAGTTTTCCAGCACAATAGTCAGTTGTTTTTCATATTGTTCAGCAGTTTCAAATTTGATAGATTCGGTCAATTGAACGAAGCGGTCATATTCCACAACGGTCATTTTGGAACGGAAGGATTCGAGCAATGCCTTGCTTTCGAACTGTTTGATTTGTTCTTGCAATGCAGCTTGAGCAGCTTCTTGTTCTTTAAACGATTCTTTCAAAGATTCAACTTCTGACAGGGCAGTAGCCAAAGCATCTTCTTTACCTTCAGGGACTTCAATATTGTGTTCAGCAATAAGCGAACGCAATCCATCCATAAAACTTTCTGTCACTTGGGTATTAAAGTTAGTTTTGATTGCTACTTCATTATCTTTTTGCCATTGGGCAACGGCTTCACTCAAAAACTCATCAATATCATTATCCAATTGCTCTTTAGCTTCTGCCAATTGAGCATCAAATTCTTTTTGCATTTCTTCCTGAATAGAAAGAACGCGATCAGCCACAGCAGCTTCGAAAATAGTTACTGCTTGGGTTTTAAATTCATCGGAAAGACCTTCGGCTTCCAACAGTGCAGACACTTGGCTGGACACGCTAGATTTAGCTTCTGTCACTTCTGGTGCAGACACTTCAGCAACTTCTTCTTTCACAGGCTTCTTATCAGCTTTAACTGATGTAGAAACAGTATCTTCTACACCTTTGTCTTCAGCAGTTTCTTTTGGCTCTTCTGCCTTCACTTCTTCAGGCTTTTTAGCTTCAGACAATTGTGCTGTTGCTGCTTTCAGGCGGTCTTTGATAATTTCTTCTAAGGTCATGGTTATAAATTCCTAGTTAGTATTGTTTATTTATTGGGTTAAAATCACTGCTTAATCAATCTAATCGACCAGTTTTTAACCCGGTCATAAACGCGCTAAACAATTCAAGTGCTTTAGCTTCATTTAATGTTTTCTTGTCGTACTCAGCTTTTGCCATTTCAGCAATTTCTTGTTCAAGCCACCGACCATCAGGAGTTTGAATAAATTCAACACCTTCCATAACACCGTTAACAAAGCATCCTGCCATGGAACCGTCTTTTGTTGCGAACTGACCAGAAGGATCAGAAACCGCATCAATAGCAGTCATGACAAAATCATCACCAACATATTTAGTGTTATTTGCTTCTACGATAGAACCGGCACCGCGAGTAGACATACCGATATTCACACCGGAACGCAAAAGACCCTCAATGATTTGTCCCATAGGAGTTTTCAACACACGAGCTTTACCGATCCAGACATTATTGTCTTGAACCATTTCGGTAACCAAGTGAGTAGCACGTTCATAATCAACTGCTAAACGAGCAGGATGATTCAATTCTCCAAGGGCGCGACCTGTTTTGATATAATCATTGGTATATTTCTCAATGACCTTTTCCAGTAGTGCCTTCTTATAAACGCGACCATTTTTATTTTTAACTTCCGATACTGCCATTGGCCCTTTGATATAAAGGTGTTTCTCACCAGAAGCATCAGCCTCAGTGATAAGCGACAACGGATCGTAATTTAATTCAGTAATTAGTTTCATAAAGGTATTTATTGTTATTCGAAATTGGTAATTAATAACTAATTTCGCTATAGCCCTGAACCTTACGCAATTTAATAATCAATGTACCACTGTTAGCTAAACTTACAACAATATCGCTACCTTGATTTTCAGATATCACTGCTTGAATAATACCATCGGTTTGAAATTCGAAGTTATCATGAATATGTAAAAGAACTTCGCCATTACGAGTAATAGTGCAATCACCACCGCCTGCAATAGAAGAAGAAACTGCAACAATATGAACACCCGCAGCAGGTGTACCAAGAACAGTTTGTCCTGTTGATGTCAGTGATGACAATGTTAAAGTATCGGTACCATTACCTGTCCACTTAACAATCACATCACGTGGATCGTTTTTTAAAACTTTTTTAAGCAATGCCATGATTATTTCTTATTAATATAGCCGCGAACATGACCCTTCATATCAGGAAATTTTTCCTCATATTTTTGTACAGCCTGCTTAACATTTTTTGCATAATTTGTGGATGCAATATACTCACCACTATGTTTGTTGTGAAGATCAATTTTTGGATTACTTTCGTGGTAACCATATTGCTCTTCATTTAAATCAGAGATTGTTTCGTCTTCGATTTCTTCCAGTTTAATAGTGTGAACAAGATTGTTGGAAGAACCGGGATTCTCTTCGTGATGTTTGTAATACTCACTCCAAACAGCAGCCTTTGCTTTTCCATGTTCAACTTCACGATTAGCACCTTTAAAAGTGCGATAACCTTTTTTATTTCCAGCAATATTGTTATTCGTATCCCGAATGTAATAACGTTGGCCTTCACCTTCTACCAATACTTCTTCAGTAATGCTGCGCAAAGCACGTTTGCTCAGTTCCTGCATCAATACTTGTTTAGCGCTTTCATCAAGTGATTCAATTTGTTCTATCAGTTTCATTTTTCTTCTGCTCCAGTTGGATTATTTGGATCAACACCGTATTTATTTAATACATCCATTTCAAGTTTCTGTTGAACCAACATATCCTCTTGATTTTCTTCTTCCATTTCTTCGATTTCTTTATCAGTCATACGCATAATGTTACGCTGCACTTTACGCTTACTAATATATTTACCGACAAATGGGTCTGCCAATTGAACGCTCATTAAGCGCTCTTTCATCATTTCAGATTCTTTAATCTCAGCATAGAAGTTATCAACCACATAATTGAAGTTAAGGTGAGGCTTAATAGCTTCCCAATCTTCCGATGTAGCAATACCCTTCAAGATGATATTCGTTTCCAAAACATCTAAGAATAGTTTATTTAACTTTCTGCGCAGCTTGTCAATGAATTTCGAGAATTTGATTTCATCCCGAGAGATTTCATTCTCTCTACCCATATTGAAAGCGCTTTGTCCCGCACCACTCAAACGAGAAATAGGGATATTCAAAGACTGATACAATCGATTCTGGAAATATTTAACGTTCTCGATACTACCCAGATCACCAGCACCATCCAAGGTTGTGATTTCTGTGGCCTTACCACCAGAAGTTCTTGGCAACCAGATATCTTCCAAAATAGAAGTATGTTTCTTATCGTCTTTGATAACACCAGTAGATGCATCATAGACTTGTTTATTCTTGTATCGTGACATAACATCACGAATATGTTGTTCACCCTTGGTTTTTGTCATACCATTAACATCAACGTAGAAAATACGTCTTTGTGGTGCGCGAACCAAACGATGGATAACTTCAGCATCTTCCATCATGCGAAGTTGATTCAATGGGCGAATAGCTTTGTGCAAATACGACAACACGTTACCTGAGTTTTTATCGACAGGCCCGAATGTACAATATGCTACAGCATCGACAGAAATTTTAAGACCAGTACCGGCAACACCAATTGAACTACCTTTGTTTGCGTAAACATAGTATTCGTTTTGACCAGTAATGATATCAACTTGTGTCTTTGGGTCTTTTTGTTTTTGGATTTCAACGACACGCTTTAAACGCGCAACATCAAATGGTCGCAGTTCGATAATACCTGTAGATGGATTGTCTTTGTTCAATACTTTATGATAGGCCAAACGACCATCAACATAAGCAGAACGTACTATTTCTGGAGCATTTTCTTGGAAGTTAAGCATGCGCAAAACTTCGTTAAACTCTTCAATAATAATGTCTTTTGTCTTTTGCGTAATACCCTTTGCCACATCCTCACTGAAGTCAAGAGTGACAGACTGCTTTTGTTCGTCGTAAACAATCACTTCGTTTACAATTTCATCAACAGCCATATCGATATCAGAGATAAGGGAAATATCTCTGTATCGTTGAACTAACTCACCTTCACCACCTGCGGATGAAGGATCGATATCAATAGAAAATGAATTGTATGCTGCGGTACCCGCAACACTGGCGTCAACAACCAATCCACCATCCTGATTATCAGTTGGTAGAAAAGATTTTGGTTGCAGGTTATCTCTGGCTCTCTTGATTTGAAAGCCAAAGATGGTCATACCAGTATTATCAGTTGTTGCAGTTTGTGCCATTCAATTCCAAATAACGATGTTGTAATCAGTTATTTATTGACGATTAAACAGTGTCCCAATAGTCAACTGAGAATTCAACTTGGAATTCTTCGATTGCTGTAGTAGCACCGAAGTCAAGCTGGATTTCAGAGATTGTTTGGGGCCAGCAATGGAACATCTTGTAAGTCTTGATAGGATTATCATTACGATCAAGTTGCTGCACAATCAAATCACGTTCATATGATTCTGGTTGCAAACGACCACCAACAGTACGATGATCCAAAACACCCTTAGACCAACGTTCAAATGCGTTGCGAATAAGGAAGTCGTTATCGTTCAAAACAGTCACGTTCCAGTTTTGGAATACACGCTCACCAGCCACCTTTACAGGGCGACCACGGAAAGGTACATCGATAGGCTGGATGGTGGATGCTGGCAAAGATGTAGCTTTAACTAAAAACTCACCTTTTACTGCAGCATCCGCACCTGCTACCCACTCAGGGAATGTCAAAATAACTTTAAACTGAGTGGGGCGAGCGCCACCACCAGAAAGCATAGCGCGAAATTGGTCAATACGAGTTGCCATTTTATTTTCTTCTTTCTATTAAACTTGTGCTGCTACGTCGAACGAAACAGAACCATTTGCTGCAGTAAATGTCAGAACGATTGCATTGATGCTGTAGTTTGGAACTACAATAATTGTTCCGGCAAATTCGTTAGCAGAGACAACCGCAGGAGTGTTATTTGTGGCGTCACAAATAACTCGGAATGAAGTGATACCACGGCGACCCTGAACACCGCGCAGGTATGGCTCAACAGCAGCAATGAATTGTTGGCGAGTAACTTCATCATTAAAGTCAAACAATTGGTACTTCGACATACGAGCAATCGATTTTTCCAGATTCAGGAACAACCGACGAACATTGATACGATCAAATGCGCTTGGCTTTGTTGTACCAGTCTTGTCACCGAACAACACAGTACCTTGATTAGCAAAAGTCACAACAGAGTTGATAGATTGCTTGTACAGCGCATCACGTTGAGATTGGTTTGGATTCCAAGCCAACTTAGTAACACCCTTAACTTGACCTTTGGTGTAACCAGCAGGGCTATACCATGTGTCGTGGGTTTGATCCACACGAGCAGCAAGACCAGCCATATCGCCATTCAAAGCAACCCAACGGTATTTGTCGTTGTACTTGTCGTACTGGTATTTGAAACCGCTATCGAAGAATGCGTAAGAAGATTCACCCATTGCAGTTTTGAATGCAGTAGCATCAGTCAACTTAGTTGCACTGGTACCAAAAATAGGCGATCCGTTAGCCAAAGTAGCAGAAGCAAACACAACGCAATCACGGCGAACTTCACCGATATTATCGATCACATATTTTGCAACAGTGTGTGGAACGGTACCAACAGGGAACAGGGAAATGTCATACAGTTCGGTATCCTTGAAGATATCCCAAGCAGCTTGTAATTCACCGTCTGTTGGTGCATTGTCATCGGTACCACCAACAAACTGATACGAGAAGTCGTAGCCAGCAGCAACAGTATCAACCAGAGTCTCAAATGCATTACCAATAACGGATGTGCCCCAATCAGTAACACCGGCTGGATGATCCATCCAGTAGATGAAGTTAGACTGATTACGCAGAACGCTTGCGTAGTAGTTATTCAAGCCTTGGTAGGAGATAGCGTCACTACCCTTGGACACATATGCAAAACGCTCCAAAACGGTTCCTGGTGTGCCTGAGAACTTACCAGCAGCATCCACAACCACAATATGCAATTCATCGTTAGAACCACCCTTGGATGCGGCATAGTCAGAAGTGCTTGGCGCACTATTGAACAGGTCTTTGTAAGCCCATGTCGAGAATGTACCGGAGTCAGCAATAGAAACCAACAGGGAGTTGCCCATTGTGCCGGGGTAACGCGCCGCAAAAGGCCCAACGTTACCTTGACCAGCACTGTAAGCTGCATCATATGCATCAGAGTTATTGATCAGAACTGCAGTACCAGAAGATACCGAGTTTGTGTTACCAGTAGCAGCACGAATCACATACATTCCACGGCTATAAGCCAAGAAGTTCGCAGCATTGAAAAATGAAGTGAAAGTGCTATCTGTAGGCTTGCCGAAAATAGAAACCAGAGTTTCTTCGGTATCTACAAGCATAGGAACCAAAACAGGCCCCCATTGAAATACGCCGACTGCACCACCAAGCGAGGTAGATGCGCCGACAACGGTAATTGATGCGTCTTTTTCAACGACCTGAACGCCAGGCGATTGCAATGTTGTTGCCATATTTTATTAGCTCCGTAAAATGAGTGTGTATCGTTTATTTATTGTTTTCTTTTTTTCGAGAACGAGAATTCTTCATTTCACGAAATCTAGATAGAATATTATTTGAAATAGGTTTTTCGGGTAATACCAGCCCCGCGCCTGCATTAGCAGTTGTAGTAACAGGTACTGCGTCTTCAACCAGTGGTTTGTCTTGTGCCATGTGTCTTTTCTAAATAATCCAGCAATATAAAATCCAAATTCTCTACGTTTTCAACTAGGCCCATATAAAACAAAAACGTGTCAGCATCTGATCCACATTTATATCGGATAAGGTTAATAGCTGTTTTTGGTGTAAAACAGTTACCTAGAATAACGATGTGATTTAAAATCAATCTATCATTCAAATCGGATTTATTTAATGTATATCGCCTAAGTAAATTTTTTAGATAAGTTACTCTTCGCAAATCAGAAGAAAACTCTTCTACAGAAACTGTAAAGGGGTTTGCATAGCTATTTAAAGCTAATCTGAAATACGTTTCTTCACTATCTATAATCATGCAATCACACAGTTATATAAAGACTTAATAAACCACTCTGATCCGATATAAACCAATCCAATTGACCCTTTAGAAGATAACGTGGCTGTACTTACGTTAAAAGCAACAGATGCGGAGGCAGGCGATGTATTAACAATCAAAACTTCTTGACCTTGCAAACCTGCACCTAATGTATAAGCTGCTGGAATAGTAATTGATATCAGAGTTCCAGTCAGTTGCAGTGCTGCGCCATTAGGCACCAAAGGCACATTTTTGGTAATCCCAGAGTTGCCAATATTTGGTTGATTCAAACAGAAAACACCAGCAGTAATTTTCTGATTTGTACCATTCGCAACAATAGGGATCAGGTCAGTAGCAGCTAGTATTGATGCACTAGCTAACTGTGATATTTTTTGATCCACGGTTATTCACCAATAACTTGACCTAAGAATTGTTCTTCAACAACTTCACCGATCACTTGCAAACCTGCAGGTTGTTCAACCACTTCATTTACCTTAACTTTAGGCTTAGGGCCACGCTTTGCAGGTACTTTAACTTGGACAACTTCAGGGGTTTCTTGTTTTTCAATAATCACTTCATTCACCTTTTCTTCAACAATAGATTCTTGCGATACAACGGGTGGCAGATAACCACCGCCGGGATACACCAAATCTGGGTTCACAGGCTCTGCAACTTCCACAACTGGTGCGGGTGCCGACTTTGCATGTTCTGCCGCCAAACGAGCATCCAGACCACGAATAGACACAAACACTTCCTTGGTAACAGGGTCTTGCCAACCAAGGCTTGTAGCTACAGCAGAGGGTGCCCAGATGGGCTTAGTTTTCAATAGAGACATTACTTAATTCCTTTAGCCAAAATTCTTGCGATAATTTCAATAGGCATACGATTACCCATCATCTTTTTGACACGACCACGTTTTTCCAAAGCACCATCGGTGATCTTGTCAGGGACAATTTCATGACCCTGTGGCATATTTATACGCTCAAATAACTTCTTCTCACGATGGGCAATTTCATCAGCAGCAAACTCATGAGCATCTTTCATATCAGCACCTTCGTAATCTGCATCATGCATATGCTCACCATTCTTAAAAAACTTGGCGACATACTTGCCATTCTTTGTCTTTACGACTCTGGATGTATACCCATTGCCAGAGTCATAATCAACACCTTCAATAAGTGATTTGTATTTTTGATATTGATTCATATTAAGCACCCGCAGTTTTAGCCATTTGAGTTGCTACAGCATAGATGGCATCTTTACCATATTTGGACACAAAACCTTTGCGACCTTTGAGTGCTGCAACCACTTCCTCTTTTTTAGCTTTTTCAGCATCTGTCAGTTCACGCTCTTCGATAAATTCTTCTCCAACAATTTCTTCGGATTCTTCAAAGATATGACCTGTATCTTTATCATGGTCATACACTGCATATGAACGATCCTGACCGTCAATTTCGGCAGAAGTTGTGTGACAACCTTTTTCGATGCGATGACGGAAAGATAGCTTTTTATCGCCATGTTTTTTGTTAACATCAGAAACCCATTTGTTGTATTCTTCTTCACTATCTTCAAATAGAGAAGTGATATCAACTTCACCTGTATCAGTGTCTTCTTTGATACTGTGTGTCTTTGTGCTGAATTTTTTCAACACGAAAGAGCGCTTTGCGTCGGACAAAGATGTGTGTTTGGACACAGTTCCACCAGATGGGCCGATAATACGCACTGATTTGTCTTTATCTAAACGCTTATCCGCAAGAGAATTATTAGCATCAAATTCAGACCTTGTTGCCTCTTCCAAGAATCCAGCAAACCTTGCTTTCATACCCCGCATCACTTTATGGGTATCATTTTTGACATAGCCCTTGAATTCGGGATGTGTTGTTGGATCGATAAATGAATCAATGCGTTTCACTGGCTTACCAATGCGACTCACGATAGTTTTTGTTGCAGGATCGACTACATAATAGTCATCATCGTTGATTTCTTCTGACACCTTCTGTTGGTTGATCCAATGTTTTGCAGTACCTTGAGCATCATGTTTGTCATCGGTAAAGTAGTCAGCATCTTTTTGATGCTTATCATCTAAGAAAAACTTAGTAACATGCTCACCAGTATCTGAGCATTTGTATACTTTTGCAGTACGGTTTCCAGAATCATGCGTAGAAACTAAACGATGCGATTCATCAATTTGTTTTTCGAGCTTTCTAGCCTTGAATGATTCAAACAGTGACTTGGCTACTGGCTCTTCAATTTGAGCGTCTGTAGCCTCTTCTGACACGGTTTCTGCGGGTGTATCAACGATAACAGCTTCTTTAACCAGTTCGCCATAGAAAATGTGTTGACCCATCAGCGCATATTCTGCACGTGCAATCTTTTCGGCATCAGTAAGTTCAGATTCTGCAATCACCTTTTCACTCAGTGATTCGAAAGTGAATTCTGGCTTGTATGTACGCAGTTTAATAGAGGTAACATACTTGATGGATTCATTCATTCCACCTTTGCTAAGTGCATGAGTTGCAATGTCGTCTTCTACGAATTTCTTAGCATTTGAATATGTATCATCTGGTAACTCAGTGATAGTTTTGAATGCACCCATTTCTTCCAATTTAGCCATACCTTCTGCAGCAGCATGTTCAATAGTTTCATATTGCTCTGCGCAATATGGGACATCAGATAAAACGTTTGCACCGTAAGACAGTTTTGCAAACACGTGATTGATTGTCCAGCAAAAACCTTCAGGGCTTTTTGAAATTGTCAAAGCAGGTTGACCCATAAACAAAACTTCTGCAGTTCCGTTTACCAGTGCGTTAATGTGCATAAATGCGTGGAGATTTTCTAACTTCATTTTTAGTCCTTAGTGATTGCAACAACCATCCAATTGTTACGTGAAACTTTATCTAAACGACCAGCAGCCCAATCCGCTAATCCTTGTTGTTTTTCTTTTGTTGCTTCGTCAAAAATAGCAGCATAGTCGTCTATCAAAGCATTATTTAATTCAATGATTGCTTTACACATTTCGACAGCTTTATTGCCAACGATAAGTTCACCTTTGACGGTCTTGTTTTTCTGCAAAACATCCATGCTTGGATTGACGTATTCGACACTTTCTGTGAGTGTGCGAATGTACTCTGCCAGTACGTCTACTTGATCATAAAAATCAGTATAGATTTCGGCAAAGAATGCATGGTATTGTTTGAAGTCAACGCCTTCCACGTTCCAGTGATACCCATGTACAGTGAGTGCTGCCTCAAAGTGGTTAGCGAGAGAAGTTTTTAAGGTGTCGATGATCATTTAGGATGCGCCTGCTTGAAGTACAGCTTGAGTGTTTGCTGCAGTCACTGTGTGGTCGCCCGGCTTATGTGTCACGTTTGACGCTGCATGATGTGCGCGTGAAGATTGCAACTGACGCACCTTACCAACCAGTCTCATAGCCAGTTTTGCAACCAGTGCGCGTCTTGCTGTAGCACCAGCTTCGAACCGCTCTTTTTCACCACGATTCAATTGGTCTGGAGCCTTATGAAACATTCTACGTTTCAGCATAATTTCAGCCAATCTACGTGCGCGAGAAAGGATTACATCAGTTGTTGCGCCACGTTGCAAAGCACGTGTTCTACGTACTGCAATGTAGTCGGCATGTTGGGCCATTTTGTGACTCAATTTGTTGCGACCAGCCAAAGACAAAACTTCGGTCAGTAATTCTTCACTCAGTGTTTCTTCACCAAACGCAGCTTCAAAATCTTCCCACTCCAAATCTTCTGCAACCAGATCAATGTTCTCTTCCATGGTTGCAATAAAAACTCCATCTTCCAATTCTTCATTAGTAGCTTGAGTGGATTGTGGTGATCCAAATGTATATGGTAGGTTTTGACGAATACCATCAATACCAGATTCCATAGCCAGTTTGAAAAGAGGCCACAGAACTTCCCATTGCTTACGACTGGTATATTTTTCTCTCAATGCTCTCATGGATTGAGTGACTGTCTGATTGACAGTTTTTGATGGTCGAACTTCCGCAACAGCAGCAATTATTTCTGACATGCGCTTACGTTCAATATCGGTCTTGAGGGCTTCCACAATTAATGGAGATTTCATGCCACGTTTTTCGTAAAACGATTCGACCTTTAGCAACAATTCATATGCACGATCAATATCAGTATCGCCAATTGCATAGTCAAGACACTTAACGATTTGATGCTTGGAATACAGGTCATCAAACTCTTCGAATTGTTCGATAATAAATTCAGATAAATCTTGTGTGAAGTGCTGAGTGACATGACCAAACAATTTGATTTGCCCATCTTCCTGTAAAACAAAATCTACAGGCTGCGCCACTTTTACTTCATCAATAACTTCAGTAGAAACTTCCTGCACTTCATTGAGCCAACGCTTAATAACTTTGTCACCAGCAGCAACAGTGACGTAGTTTGACCCACGATCCAGAATCTTCATTTTTTCGCCAGTCTTTACATCTTCAACGATGTCGCCATATTTGAAGATTTCACCAGCAAAATACTTATCTCGAATAGAATTACTTGTAGTCATTGTTTCATCAGTAAAATTGTTTATTTGCTTTATTTAATGCAATAATTTATTGCTGCTTAGATTTCATATATGCAGCTAATTCTGTGGTAGAACCAACAAAAACAGTGTTATTGGTAATCTGCTCTGCCTGTTGATTTGGTTCGGTAACAGAACCAGCAGGCTTATCAGTTTGTTGTGGTTTACCTGTAATTTCCATTTCCAACAGTTTTGCGTTTGAATCCACCAAAGTTTTTAAAATACGTGCATACGTGTCGAAATCTTTGTTTGATTCGGTAGAAACAGCAATAGCTTTAATCTGAGCCAGAGCATCTTTACCTTGTTCGATTAACTCCACCATATTTTTTCGAACAAAATCACGCTGCTTTTCCAACGTTTCTGTATCAGATTTAATTGCTTCGATTTTTAGTTCAGCAAGTGGTGTATCTGTTGTTCTTAACTCGGTATCAAATAATTCAGAAAAAGCGTTTGTTACATTACTCATAATTAAATTCCTAGGTCTTGTATCCAAGATTCTTGCACGTTGTAAACATCAGTTTCGTTTGCGTTAAACGGATCGATAGTTGCTGTGTATTTAAGGCCAGCATTGCTATTTGTCGATGTACTGACGTTGGTAATGACCTTTTTGATAATCTTAACTTCTGGGCCATCTTCAAAGTGTTTTTCAGGATCAGATGTACTCAGAACAGGCCCGTAGTAATTCATCTGCATAGTAAATGAATATGTCGTAATAATATATCTACGATCTTCAAAAGAACCATCGTAGGTATCATCGATATTTACATCATTCAGAGTTAAGGTAGTATCCTGAGTCACATCAGGATTTTGTAAAACCTTAATCGACAAATTCATATCAGGAGTAAAATACGGAAGTATTTGCTCCATAATCTGAAAGTTATCTTCGGAATTCAGCGTATATGTATACAGATTGAATGATAGGTTCCATGGCACAGGGGCATACTGGTAAGAAGGTTTACCGTTGCGCGTACCGGAATGTCGATGTACTTTGTTTAGTTGGCGATCACTGTCATAGTCAAAGCCGACAATTTCAGCAGACATTCTAGGGAGGGAGATTTGGGCATCCTCATTCAGGCCTGGGTCTTGCTTTAACCGCACAATCATCTTATCTTTGTTCGCATACGCCAAAGGCACAGGGACAATCTTTTGAGAAACCCCATTGGTATCTTTGATGCGAATGAAGATATTATTGAAAAGACCGCAAAAGGCGATAACCATTTTGCGGGTTGTACCGTGATAGAAAGGTGATTTTGTTAAAATTTTTATTCTCCAAATGGTGAGTCTTCAGACCAATCCATAATATCAATCAGTTCTTTTTTGATTGCGTTGTTGTCACCATAGTTAACAATTTCATCATAATCTTTACCGATTTCATATCCTTCGAGAACAATGAAACCACCATCTTCGAGAATGAAATTATCGCCAGATTCTTGAACAACGCAGTTATCCAAACGGTTAATATTGATGCCAAAAACATCATCAATTTCAGCAACAGAAGTGTTGAATTTTTCATTGTTGAGTTGCATCAGTTCTGCGCGTAAGGCCCAGACGTATTTTTTCTTCAACTGATAGAAGCCTGGGTATTCATCCTCAACAAACCGAATCTGAAACAGCGACTTCGAGAACGGTACATAAATCAGATCACCTTCACAGGGTCTAAATTTAAGTGTTTCATTCCTATTAGCAGGGACAATAGGAGAAACATTTTCTACATACTCGTCACGATGGATAATAAACGATGCGGAATCCCGAATTTCCATACCGAATTTAGAAAGAACCTCTGACTCGCCACTATAACCATTATAGTTTTCAACCCACATAACCACCTTGGCATGTGAATCAAACGAAGACAGAGCATCCTCCCCAAAAATGGGATCAAATTTATCAGAGATTGTCCGAGGAATATAGTAATACTCTTGACCAGACATTTCAATATTCTCCCGAATCATGGAAGAATAAAGATTCTGCTCGTTGGTATTACCATCAGTCTCTTGATATGGTGTAAAGTAAGGATTTAAAGGCATGATCTATTTAAACTTGCTCAATTTCGGCTTCGCGTCTAAGGAATAATCCACGCAAAACTTTTCCACCACCACGTGTCCATTTACGCAATTCTGTAGGCACAGCATCCCAATCCCCAAGATTAATTTTCTTGCGGAGTGTGGAACTTTTGAGTTTGCCTGAACCTAAGTTGAATGCAAAGTCAATAATAGCTGCAATACGACCAGCAGACTCACCAATAATTTGTGGACACAATTGCAAAACTGCAGGAAGATATACCTTGCGAATCATCCACAAAAGTAATTCCTCTGCACGTTCTTTTGTAATTGCGGGATCAGTAAGTTTAACCGACACACCATTCTCATAGTATGTTGCACCATAACCGATTGTGGGTACACCGGCTGGACAAATATAAGGTCTTAGGTAACACCCCTCAAACCGTCTAGCCAGTGCTGCAGCGATTGCGACAGCATCTGTCATATCGTTTACTTTCCGCGCTTAAACAAGTCACGTGCAGCCAAGTAGATACCCAGAGAGGCACCAGCAATAGCTAATGTAGTTTCGCTGAGTTTGAAAGCGCCAGCTTCATGTAGCGTAATCATGATAATAGACCATGTTGCAACTGCAGGGCGAATAACTGCATTCCAACCATCAACCCATGTCACACCAGACTTAACAGAAGTAGATTTAACTGCTTCTAAGAAAGATTCTGCATCAATTTGATTGGTGTTGGCATCGGCCTGAACTCGAATAGTTTCAACTTTCAAATCAGCCTGAATACGAATGGCTTCCATATTACGGGCATGCTGTTCTGCGTCGATTTTGTTCTGCAATTCAGTACGCTGCAATTCATGGGAATGTTCTTGTGATTTATTCCAAGCTGCCACGATTTCACCGAAAATCATGCGGAAAACATTACCGCCTAAAAATGAGATAAGTGCTGTTAACATATTAATCCTTAATTGATACTTTATCCAAATATTTTTCTGACATTGCTTCTACAAATCTAGCTCCAGAAAATGAAGCGACTGTAACGGCAATAATTTCTGCCCAAACACCAGCATTACCTTGTTGAGCAATTGAAAATGCTAGAACACCGGCAAGCCATGAACCCAACATATGTGAAGAAACAAACAATCTGGGTCTAGGGAGAGTTTCAGATTCGATTTTCTTCAACTCTGCATCGATACGAATTGTCAAAGCAGTTAGACCAGATAGTGTAGATATCACAGACATGACTAAAACCTGCATACCGCTGATACCAAATGGCTCAGATGGTGCAGACGCAGCAGCCATGACACTTACAGGCCATAGCATCATCAATATTAGTTTTAAGACTGCAATTGTGTAGCGAGTCATTTATTTGTTTCCTCTGTGCCTTGCAAATATGTCCAAAACAGCGACAACAGTGGCAACGAGACTATCTAACCATAATCTACCAACTAAGATGGAGCCACCAAAAGTGACTAATAATCCTGCCGATAATGAAAAAGATATCAGCGCAAGTGCCATGTAAATTACATGTCTAAAATCATATGCTTGTTTAAACTTATATTTATTGGGTAAAATGTCATTCACAAACACATCAGCAATAGCAATTCCACAGATAATTATTGCTCCTATGAACAATGTATCTGGTAATTTTGCTGCATATGCTGCTTGAGAATGAATGGAAGTGGGATCAAACATTACCGCAATAGCTGTCAATAAGACAGAGATTGCTACATAAATTCTTGCAATAAAATAACGATTGTGCATTATTTACCCCACAAAACCAATAGTGCCACATTCGTAAACTTCACGAATCTCTTCTTCTGCCGCACTGATTTCTGCAACAGCACTAGCCATCAAAGAAGCAGCATCAACAGTAACACCACCCAACAATTGAACACCCGCATACAGAGACAGGTTTTGTGCCCACTGGTATTTGATTTTTGCAGTAACCAGTTTCTTCAGCATGCGATCATTGTAGATTTCTACAAATACTTCTGGATCAAGAATACGGTAGCATTCAACGATAATGAAGGAACCGATTTGTGCGGTATTCCAATCGAAATCCAAGAATACTTGAGACATCTTGCGGTTGAAACGGAAACTCTCTACAGGGCGCAATACCTGATCCATCGTAGAGATATGTTGCATCAACTGCTCGTAGTAGATCAGAGAGCCGGATGACAAACTATTGAAAGTTGCCAGAATAGCTTGATACTTAGGATCGAACAGGTATGCGTTTGGATTCTGTGTAGCATGCCACCATGGAACAACACGGATAATGCCTGTCACCATGTCAGAGACTGGAATAAAACCGGTTTCTGTGTCGCCTGCGACCTTAGAAGAGAATTGGGTTGTAGCGCCGGATGTTTGACCAACTAAGACTTCGCCTAAGCTAAAGGTCTGTGCTGGAATGCCTTTAGCATCGACAACGTTTTTTGTTATAAGAGTGGTGACGTTGCCGATGGAATCTACTTGAAAACGGTTATTGGATGATTGTCCAATAACAATTTCACCGGGCATAAAATTAGCTGTAGAAACTACATTAATTTGCGTACCAGTAATTTGATGTTTTAGATAGACCCGCTCCGTGGAGTCATAGTGAAAATCTTGAAAAAACTGAAGTGCCTCGTCAACCCGATCTTCAACTTGCTCTTGAGCAACTGAGATTTTGATGACAGGGTGACCTAGTTTTCTTAAAGCATATTGAATTAGATCATTGCGTGAGTGTATCGACATTTTTGTTTTGGTGAATGTACGCTGTCCAGTCTATTTTGGCGCGGCCCACCAGATGAACGAATGCGTAGATGTTGAACAATCCTATGAAAAGCACAGGAACCGCCATAATGTTATTTATTGCAGTGAATGCCAACACTATCCATGTCGTCCCAGAAAACCATGATGTTGTAACACGCACAACATACATTTCTTTCTTGAAAACAATCGATAATCCTTGAAGCGTCGAAAAGATCAGGAATATAATTGACCAGAAGTAATTTGATCTACCATCAGGAGAAGCGTAATTAGAAAATAGCAAAGCTAAACCCATTACGAAAAATGACATTGCCGAAAGAACCTCTACGGCTACTGTCTTATCAGTTCTAAGCCAATCTTTCACTTTGCACCACGTCTAGGATAATTAGAAATAACAATCATCAACATCATAACTGTGTTGAAGATAAGCCATATCTGATTTGCAAACCATGTATCTTCAAGTTTACCTTGAATAACGGCTGCTTCCCACCAAGACGTTTGTGCCACTATTAATAGCATACTACCGAAAACAGACAAGATAGATACGATAATATCTGACTTGCGACGAAGAAATTTCATTCTTAGCGCAGTAAGCACAATACCTAAAACGGCAAGTGCTATAGGCAAGAATTCTAACAGTTCAATGCGTGGCATTAAATTGGCCCCCAAATGTTTGACATTTGCACACGCTCGTATGTTGACTCATGATTTCGAACGCTGCTCCCCACAATAACATTCGTACTCGAATTGTTATTTGTTGTACTATTTATTGCAACTGGATTGACGTTATTTTGCTCACCTTTACTAGAGTCATCTTTAGCCTTTTTATCCTCTAACTTTTCGACCGCATTCAAAGTTGCGCCTGCAGTAGATTTAGGAACCGGTGCAGGTGTAGGCTTCAACATTTCCGCAACCTTTTCGTCATCACCACTCAGTGCGCCATGGAGCCAAGTACCAAAGGTTTCTTCTCGACCAGTACCTTTTTTGGTTAAATAATCAATACCATCTTTGGCATAAGAACCTACTGCATAACTCGCAACACCCACACCAGCCACTGCAGCAGCCCCACCAGCGATTGTAGCCAGTGCAGGCATAGCAGCCCCCAATGCACCGCCAACAGCAGCTACAGCAGGCCCTAGCATGCCCAGAACAGGCATTATGGAACCAACTAATTGAATAATGGTGCTAAAGATGCCACCAGACTTCTCAGCATTAGCTTTTGTTGTCTCATGCAAAGCCTTCAATTCTTCGACAGTTTTTTCCTGAAGAGTTTTACCTTCTTGATGATGCTTTTCATCTTGAGCATCATTTTCACGCTCATTTTCAATTGATTTTGATGAAGAAAGATCAAGACTAAGATCACCAAGAATAGAAGCAATGTCATTTTGTTTAGGTGCAGCAGGTGCTACCTTAACAATGTCTTTAGGCTTGAATTCTGGAGTAATTAATCCAGAGATTTGATCTGTTTTCTTTGGAGTATCAGATTCTGTTTCTTTGGATTCGCCAAACAGCTTTTTCCTTGCTTTATTAGCATATTTAGAAATCGTTTCCTCGTCAAAAACTTTTGCGAGAAAATTACCGCCAATTCCACCAATAGCAGCACGAATAGAAGGTAATCCAGTATATGGATCAACGTATGAATTGGGTTTGTTTTCTGTCGATGCAGTTCCTGCGGGTGTATGTGCAGGTGTTCCTGTCTTTGCAGGTGTTTCCCCAAGCGACATGTCAGCAAGAATCGATACCGTCTTTTCTGTATTGATCTTGATGTTTTCAAGAGCGTTTTCAGCACCAGCACCTAAACCACTTCCTTTGGAACCTGATGGTTGAGATTTCTGAGATTTCTGAGATTGTGGGTTTACATCCTTTTGGAACTTCTCAAAGAACTTTCCATATTGCTTAAACGTGTCGCTAGACTGTGCAGCCTTTTCACCTTCTCTATCAACTAAAGTACGCATCTTGTCCAATACTTTGAACATTTCCTTATCGATTTTTTCTTTCGATGCGTCTTTACCTAGATTTTGCTCTACTTCTTTTCTAAGTTCTTCTGATTTATCGGATGCAACATATTGCTTAACGGTGTCCCTATTCACCAATTCAGTCTGAAAATTATGCAGCATCGTAGCTGCCATATCTGCAAGAATTGGTGATCTAAAAGAGAGATTAGCAATACCTTGTTGTGCAATACGTGTGAAAGCCCCACCCTTATTTTGGGCAGTAGGTTTATATTCTGAAACGGTGTCTTTGACCGCACCGACAAGCGATGTGGATAAAGCACCTAGGGCTTCTTTAAACATTTAGTATTCAATTCTGCATTTATTAAAGGACTCTAATAATTTTTCGTTTTGCAATATATGGCATCATATTTGCATCAGTTGCAGACGAGCCAGTTGAGTTCACTGTGATACCTGTTGCAGATGATCCAGTATAGATAGCACTACCATTAAGAGAGCTACCACCACCATTTCCGGTATATTGGTTGGTGTGTGTATAATTACCAGAAAAGTGGGTGTGGCCTGGATCATTAATACTGTGTGTGTGAGCAGGAACTATTGCATCTTTGCTACCACCAGTTCCACCAATACTATACAATCCACCGGCACCAACTGAAACTCTATTAATACTATTAGGAATATTGAATGTGGTTGAACCATCGCCAACACCAAATGTAGTTCCTAAAATACCGTATAAAACAGAATAAGTTGTTCTAGAAATTGCTCTACCATCTTCAATCATGAAATTAGTAGGATCGGAAGAACCATTCCACTCAAGCGACGCACCAATTGGTACGTTAACCGCACTAACATCCAAAACTGCAGCAGTTCCTAATCCCAACTGTGTTCTGGCATTTGCTTGTGTGGCGGATGCAAAAACTGCTTTACCGGCAGCACCCCCACCCAAATTAGTCAATGCGGCATCAGCAGTTGTGGCACCAGTACCACCTTTGAGAATGGAGACTGTTTCCCCAATTTTTGCATTTGTGACTGTGCTATCTGCAGGTGTACCTATATTGACAGAAGAGCCAAGAATAATACCAAAGAAACTCAAACCAGTAGCTGGAGCAGTAGAAAAAATAATAGAACTACCATTGACGGAATAGTCAACACTTGGTTCCTGAATAACACCACCAACGGAAATAAACAGCGATGTAGAACTTCCGACAACAACTAACACACCACCAACACGAATGTCAAATGTTGTTGATGAAGAGTTGAATGCTAGTGAGTCAATTTTTTGAATGTTGCTGACTGTGCTATTATTGCCAATATATGCCATATTTTACCAAGTGTAAGGGTAGTTTCTGATATGCACCTTGGATGGTGCAATAGTATTTAATGTCTTTGCTATAAAACGTGCCAGTGGGCCACGCCAATTAATCTCAAACACCAGTCGTTCTAGTCTGTCAGAAAATGTATATTCTGTTCTATGTAGAGTTGGTGAGTATTTAAATGGTCGCTCAAAAAGCAGAATAGAAATTGGTATCCAATTTGCAATAGCATCAATAATCAGCGCTGGAACCGCAACAGCATAAAAAATCTGCCACCAACCACCACGCTCATATTGAATGGCAATTGGATATAAACCAGCCAGTATAATTGGTGTAGATAAAACAAAAAACAGGTATTCAAACATCTATTACCTCGCCAATCCATATTTAAATGGTTGTTCTGCAAATGCTGCGAAGATATATGTTCCAGAAGCAATATTTACGTTATTAAAATTGTTTCTTATTTTAAAGCCATTTGAGACTAAATCTATAATATTGGAAGAAGACTCTTCAGCAATTGCTAAGTTTGCATAAACTGACTCTTTTGCTACATTATATTGTGATCTGGCAGAATCTATAATCATCCAATCACTTGTAGCATCAGTACGTTTAAACATCACAAACCGTGGTTTAAATCCACAGTAAACAAATGGGCCATCTATGTTTCCGGTGCCTGTGTAGCTGCCGAACTTGGAGAAGCCGGGGATTTCAGCGAAGCAATATGCCAACACTTTCTGAGATGAATTTGTTACAAGTGCATTATTTGCCACTGTGAAAACAGACGCAGATGGAGGTGTACTATTAAACCCAAGATAGCTTGTTACCTTTGCAGAAGTCGTATTGAGTGATATTCGTGATGTATTACCTAAAGAATCATGATAACAGTACCAGTCATCAGATAAATCTCTATTTTTTAAAATGATGAATTTAGGAGCAACACCCAAACCATGCCCAAATGTTGAAGGTGAAGAATTTGTAGGCACACCTGTCCATGTAACAATCGAGAATCCTGTTGAAGTATTCGCGCTCACCTGAGTTGTAATTGAACCAGAATTATTAGTCACTGGTAACTCACCAGCTTTCCAGAGCCATGAAACATATGCATTATTCAATGTATTATCATTAGCATAATTTCCAATAGAAAACCCATTTGAGTTGAATGATGTGAGTGTTCCTGCTAAATCTTGCTCTGCGAAAGTGGCATTTGTTACAAGAGCTTTTAATACACCCCGTACACTGTCAAAAACCATGTGTGAATTTGCCGCACTACGATCTTTGTTCCAAACTAAATCGGGCTGAAACTGAGCACCAGATATAGATTGTGATGTACCATTACCAGTGTACGTCACCACATCAAAATGCTTATTAGGCTTCACGATTGTGGGGTTAGGCAAATTGCCAGTATGTAGTGGTTTAAAACCAGTAGGTATAGAATACTTAAATGGTCGCTGACCAAAATTCCCCACATACAAAACAGATTGGAAATTCCCATATGAACAAATAGGGAAAATTATTCCGGTGATCCCACTAAAAGCCTGACCCTGACTAATTCCATTTTTGTAGAATGTCAAAGTTCCTGCATCCATATCCAGTGCAACACCAATATTATCACCAACTGAAAATGTTTCACCATAAGCTGTTTGGGAATTATTAACTTTAAGAGCAGTCTGCCCATAGTAGACCCATTGCAATGGGTCATAATCTGGCTGTAGACCATTATTAAATCCTTGTGCAGCTACACCAATATAAAAAGAAGGTGTGTTTGTGGTAGAAAGTGGTGTTATTTCCCAATACCACTTACCACTGCTAACTCCAATGGTTCCAACCGCTGTATTCGCATATGATCCAATATTTACAGCTAAATTTCCATCGGAATATGTCAATGATCCACTATTATTGGTAGTGCGAATCAATGAGTTGAAAGTAGCATAGTTTCCTAATTCACCAGCACCAATTCCAAGAGGTACATCTTTCATTGAATCATATGTATGGTCATTAGAAAGACTAATTCCGCTTGGTGAAAATTTTTGTGCAAAGGTATATGGTATTGTGGTTTGTGACGCCATAGAACCATATGAACCATAAATTCCCAATAAAATATTAGGCCAATCAGAATTATTGTTGATTAATTCTGAATTAGGAATGGTATATGTTGCACCAGAGTATTTGGCAACTCCAGTAACCATTTGAAGTTCTGAAATATACCCATTGAAGTTGTATATACCATTATTATTTGTTGCGCCACCGATACCAGCAGCATATGCGTTTGATCCTGCATTAACTGAATTTGAACCAATGCCAGAAGCAGTAGCTACTCGACTTCCATTCAAATAACTTGTCCAATTTGTTCCCTCACGTACCCATGCAACGTGGTTCCACTGACCAACAATTGGATTTGGTGAAGCAACACTAATTACAGACGAGCCATAATACAAATCTGAATTACTTGATCCACCCAAGTAAGTTATAAAACTTGAACCTGCAGCAGAAGCATAGTCACTTTGACCAACCAAGAAAATTTTGGATGCTCCAGTAAGAGTAATAGGGAAAACCCACCCCTCAATAGTACAATTGGATGCACCAGTGGCTAAACTTGCGGAATTTGGATGCGCTAAGTAATCTCCGGTTCCATCAAAATATATTGACTTATCGGAAAATTTAGTTTGTGCCGTAGACCATTTGGTGTCACCAACAACAGACATATTAGACTTTGCTGGTGGTTTTGATTTACTTTGAACCAGTGCTGTAGTTGTTGTTGTATCGGTGAATGGCATATAAAAGCCATTCATACCATAAGCACCGGAGTATGTTTTGGCTTTCCAGTTACCATCGGAATCAAACTGTCCAAAAGATGCTGGTGTTAGTTCCTGACGACCATCAATGAAATTAACTTCTGAGATATATCCATCGAAATAATCATTTGCGCCACCAGTTACAAATTTACCAATCCATGACGAGTATGTCGAAGTGTTTATATAAGTGTTTGCATTCTGTGTATAACTAGCAAATACAAGTGACTGTGAAACCCCATTCACCCAAATGCGAACCCCGTTTATGTCAGATGGCTGTGTCGTATCAACTGCAAGAACAATATGATACCATGCTGATGGATCACGAAACTTTGCTGATGTTGTTACTTGAATACTTGCCGCATCCGGGTAATGATAGAAAACTAAATTATCTGAATTATCAAAATACAGTCGGGTATAACGGTATGTACCACTAATCAACCCTGCACTTATAATGTTGTTATTTACACCAATCGTGCCCCGCTTTACCCAACCACTCCATGTCCATGTTGTTTGGTTACCAGAAATTGTCGGAGTATAAGAAATAAATGAGCCTGTAGAACTTTTAAGACGCAACGAAGTAGGGATTTGATAACCCGTTGTTGTGGATGCGGAAATTAAAGGAAAACTCATGGTGCAATGCCTTGTGAACGACCTTGCTCACAAAGATTTGTACCATCAAATTTGAATGTAATGAAATCTTTGTAAGATGCAGTTGGTGTAAGAGTTGGTGCAGCGTTATTTGCAAATTTGAAAATACTATTCCAAACCAACACTCTTGATCCATTACCATCTTGACGAATCTCAATATTGTAGAATGCACCAGAAATCATATTGGTCGGAGCAGCTACAGTGGCAGTTGCGCCAGTCAAAGTCACAACAGCTAATTGTCCATAACGAGTATCCCAATTTATGGTTGCGCCATAAGTCAGGGTTTGTTGAATAGCAAAAGCAGTTCCCTCTTTGAAGTTGAGAGAGTCAAATGATTCATGTGTGAATGTTGATTGTGTTGGGCTTGATGAACTGGTGAGCATAGTATTCTTCTGAGTGTTATGATTTATTTAATTATGTAATCAAATATCCCTGAAGATAGCAACCATTTAGAATTGAATTATCCAATATAGCAGTTGTTGCAATTATATAAGTCCATAGCTCCAAGTAATCAGTTGTACCATTCATATAGATGATCGATGAACCTTGTGATGTTCCATATGATGCATTAACAGCAGCATCACTAATTCTAATATATTCGACACCATTTTTGTATAATGTGGCAATAACACGCTGCTGACCTGTAGAATTAACAGCAGCAACTTTACCAATTATTTGATAATATCCAGCTACATTAGGTTGAAATCGTGAATTAGTGGTTGAATCAAAAGCTCCGGTAAAATCAAACAATTCTGCATCAAGTGTGACTTTTGCATAAGCATTTGCTGTAATTGGTTGTAAAGTTGTTTTGTATGCATGAAATGCAGGTCTACCACCAATACCTTGTGGTAGACCTATTTTGCCATCAGCAGCAACAGTCAGAATGTCCTGAGTTGTTGCTCCGATATTTCCACGCGCCAATTTAGCGGTTCCATCTGTGTTGGTTTGCCAAACAAAATTATTTGCAGCAGTGGTACTATCACCAAGTTGAACTCTATTTACGGTTAAATCGCCAGCCATATGAACTTAGTATTGTGTGTTTAAAATTTCACCAGCTTCTAATGCGGTGATTGAGTGATTTTCTGTTTTGGTGAATTTCAATTTATCACCAACATTCGCAATAGATTCTTTTCCGTTACGAATAATTTTAAATGAACCAGAAAGAATTTCTGTAGTGTGTCTACCACCTTCAATGTGATTATGCATTGCTAGTTCTTGATCCTTCAAGAACACATATTTTAATTCTGTATCAGAAACTTGAATCTGGGTTGGTGAGTTTGGAAGTGCTGTATAAGGTACAACGATTGCACCATCTTTTACTTTCCAGCCAATATTAACCATTTGATCGTCAGCCAATTCGATATGCTCTTGATCAAAAGGCCATTTATCTTCAGCCACTGCAATATTAATAATAACACCATTTTCAATAATGGCAAATTTTTTCAACATAATTATTCCTTAAATAACAACCATCGAGCCATTGTCTTGAATTGTGACAGTGACACCATCAGCAATAACAAGTGGCCCATTAACAATTGCTCCTTCACCAGATACAATTGTTGTGTTCACAGTGAGTGTTTTCTTATTAACAAAGAAAACATCGTTTAGTGCGCCACCACCAATTGAAGACCAAGTTGATCCAGTTGAACCTTCATATTTAGAAGTATCAACGTTGAATCTAATCTTGTATTGAGTTGCTGCACCACGTTGCGCAGTAGTGCCGCTTTCAACTAAGTTACCATCATTTGCAGCAGAAATAATACCCAAAGCAGTCTTTGCGCCAATAATTGTGCTGGCAGATGTACCGCCCGATGCTACTGCTAATGGTAGTGGAATTGATGTACCAACTCCTGTTCCTGTTTGATTACCTAAATATGACATTTTATAAATCTATCGCGCTAAATGCTTTTTCCAAAGATGGTGCAGATGTAATTGCTGTGATAACAATATCTTGATATCTTTGTACAAGTGTTAATTTAATACCTTCAATATCTGAAGGCAAATCCTTGGTGATATCCAATAAAGACTGTCGAGCAATTTTATATGCGTTAATAACATCTGTTTCATTCAAGATAGTTGCTGTAATTGCAACACCAGCAAGAATATTTAGTGTGTCTTTTCTTGCTTCACGAACCTTAGTTAACAAAACATCAATTTCTGCTTTTTTAACAGCATCAACCATTTCTTGTGACTTTGGTGTAGAAACTATTTTGCGAATATTTCCAACCATTTCTTCTGTATTAAAGAAGTATCTTGGGTCTTTGTATTCACCTTCAGTTATAACTTCAAGTAATCCGATATCTAATTTATCTTGAAGACTGGATATATTTAACCACCCCGCAGGATATTGGTTATCTTCAATAGTGAAACCAATATCCTGAAGTGGAGAATAATATTTGTTAGTTTTTGGATGATAGAACATTTTAATACTCGATAATAATTACACCCTGTGTACCAGAACCGCCAGTAGAATTCAAACTTCCACCACCACCACCACCACCATATTGCCCACCAACTCCTGAACTAGCAACACCACCGCCACCATGCGTAGAAGACCCACCAGAACCAGCACGTGAATAAGTTGATCCATTACCAAACACACTGTTTTGACCTGCACTACCAGTAATGTTTATATCGCCACCGGATGCACCGCCACCATAACCAGGGGCCAACGCAGCACCATTACCACCACCACCACCAGTAATAGTTGTAATACTCTGAGTACCACTTGTCAAAGTAGAACTACCACTTGCGCCGCCAATAGTACAGTTAAGAGTATTGCTAGGTGTTAACCCAGAGAGGAATTTGATTGCTGTACCACCACCACCACCGCCGCCACCGGGAGAATAGTAGTTACCGCAAGATGGGCCAGAACCAGTACCACCATTACCACCACCACCAACAACAGTAACTTTACATTTTGTAATACCAGCAGGGATTGTCCATGCAGAAGTTGTAGTGAAAACCGCAATGTTGGAGAATCCACCGGCAAATGTAACAAAGCTAGGCGCACCCGCGCCATTGGATTGAAGCAGTTGACCACTGGAGCCATTACTAACGTAGGAAGTAGTGCCAGTAGCGGATTGATAAACCAAGTTACCTGCAGTACCACCAGCGAGTGACGTAGCTTTTGCTACAGTATCAGTAGGAGCAGCAGCACCTAAATTCGCACGTGCGGTTGCTGCATCAGAAGCACCAGTACCACCATTAGCAACGGGAATAATACCCGATACTTGTTTTGCATCAACTTTCATTATTAAGACACCTCAAGAACTGAAATAATCGCGTCAACAGAAGCAGCAATGGATGACACAACTTTCACTGTGTTTCCGGTTTCCAGAACAAGTTTCTGATCACCACCAACAGCAATAAGCGTACCACCAGCCATCACAGGAGCGCCACGGATGATATAATATTCATTTGCACCTTTACCTAAAATAACATCTACCTTAATTGTGGTTTCAGTCGTAAGTACATTAGCAAGTGATAAACCAATTACCGTAGAAGTGGTGAGTGCAGGTGCAGTATAGATAGTTGTCTTTGAAAGACCAATGGTGTTTGAACCACCAGATTTGAATGCGTTAGCCATTTATTATTCCTATAATCTATGGTTATTTAATACTTGCTAATTTTTTGCGAAGTTCTGAAATCTCTGTGTCCTTGGCAGTCAACCAAGCAGTATCGCCTAACATAGCTTCACGCAATCTACGTGGAGTTATTTCTGCTTCCAACTGAACAATTTGAGTGAGAATCTTGTTCTTTTCAATTTGAACAATTTGTTCATCACTCTTTGGTGTATTCACATATGAAATAACACCGGCTTCGCGAACTTCCGATGTATAATGCAGTTCCGAATATTCTGGTACACCAGAATATGTGACTTCTGTAAACCCATGCTCCAGCTTTTCTTCCGGTGTTGTGAGATTAAACCAATTTGATGGATACTGTGTTTCACCAATAGTGAAAGCAACACCTTCATTAATATATGTATCAGTTTCTTTATGATATTGCATTTGTTTTCCTATTATCTTGCATTGGCATATTTAAATGGTGTTTCAGCAAAAGCTGCGAAAATGTAGGTTCCACCACTAGCATTAATATCTGCGCCATTACCGCGAAGTTTTAAACCATTTGATGTGAAGTCTATCCGATATCCTCCAGCGACACCTATCGTATCCGCGTTATTCAAATTTGGGTAAAGGAATGATTGTTCCTCATTTGCTGTATCACGAGCAGAGTCAATCACATACCATGATGCTGCAGAATCAGTACGTTTAAACATTACAAACCTAGGCCGAAAACCTAAGTAAACAAATACACCATCAGCACTGCCATTTCCTGTGTAGCTGCCGAACTTTGAGTAACCTGCTATTTCAGCGAAGCAGTACATCACAAACGTGCTTGCGCTGTTGGTATCTGTATTCGTGCCTAGCGACACTACCGACGATGTGGGAACAGTGCTGTTCCACATATTCGCAGCCACAGCTTGGGCCGCAGTAGCGTTTAACTCTAAGTAGTAAGCCCCGCTGGTGAGCCCTGAATGCCACACGCCCCACCCC